CTCTATATAGGTTTCACAACCTATATAGAGTTCCATTTGATTAAATATTGTCCGCTTAGCACCGGACCATGCTTTTTTCTTTATTTTATTGAATACTTTCATTTTTTGAATAAGTATAGTAGTCTTCTTGCAAGTTATTATTATACCTTGTTTGAAGTGTCTACTTTATTCCTAATAAGTTTTTATCCCTTATTAGTTATGTTTAAGTTTTAGTGTTTATAAGCACCTTGGTTTTAGGTTCTTCGACCCTATTGCCAATGAGTAGCTTACCTAAGTATACGTTTTTTAACCGTATAATCGCTTACTGTATTCATTATTATATATTTTATCTCGTTGATAAAGAATTATCGAGAATAAGAGAGTTTGCTAAACTTTTAAATCGTCTATATGGCGCAGTTTATTTTATTTTTCTGTTAAAAATATTAACCAATTTTATTGCTTCAACGGTAAATTTGTACTTGATTAAAATCAGGAGTACATTACCCGTGTTTAGCTTACAATTTACGAATTTAAATAAATTGGAAATTTGATTGTAATGATTTAGATTTGACATTTCAATTGACCAGAGAAATCCCACTTTATTAATAAGTTTCATTTATTATAAATGCACTCGCAAAAGACGAGTAAAATGCATTTTAGATGTATAACTATTATTAAAGAACAATTGGTTTTCTGGATTTTGATTAATGCAACGTACCGCATGTTATAAATCCCAATACTCTTCAAAGTACCCTTAGCTTCAGCACGTACCAGCGTGTAGGGAGTTGCTTCCCGTGATTCAAATAAGGCTATGCTTTGAGATGAGGCATTTAGATTGATAATTTCAACTTTTTATTTTTATTTGTGATTGTTATTAGTTAGCTTTTTAAGTTACTGATATTAACCCTTTCTTTTTTACTATGTTTAATTACAATTTTTCAGGAGAAGTAATCACAAATGCAACACAAGGGTTCTGGTTACTAATAGCAATATTAGTAATTTCAGTTGTGTATATTATACACATAAATACAATCACTTTGTTTTCCCAATCAGGAAAGGCAGAGCGTATTGCAAAATACGAGTCGAAGAAGAAGAGAGATCGCAACGCTGCGAAGCGTAAAGCGATTTCTTCTCAACAGAGATTCAACCACATTGCAGAATGCAAAAAACATTCTGCGAAAAATATCACCAAAGCAAAGAATTTTTTATTTAATTCTATGTCTTCCCAATCAGGTTATGATTTTGATGGGAAAGATATCGAATATTTTAAGGAATTTTTTGGTAATAGCAAGAAGTGGTTTGGTGAACTACTTAAATTTATCACATCGAAGATTGAATTCGATTTTGATAAATATTATACCATTTTAGGATATTTACGAACATGTAAATTGACAAAACAATTGATATTAATTTTTGATATTTTAGTCTCTTTAGAGATTTTAGAAAATTTTTCAATTGATATTAAAGGATTTAAGATTTTTACGCCTAGTAAACTAGGAAAGAAAACTAAACCTTTTGATTTATTAGACGCATGTTACGAATTTTGTTCTTTATTTGTAAAAGCTTGTTGGGCCTTTTCTGAGAAAGGCTTTGAAGCTTTTTATGAAGATGCTATTAACGGCATTTTCGAGGAAGATTATACTTATGTTTTAGCAAATTACATTTTGTTTGAAACAGGTAAAAATTGTGACGCTGATGATGTTAAAGAATATGATTTGCGTTTACAGAGGGCTATTGATGCAGCTACGGCTTGTATCAAAGCCAGTTCTGAAAAGGCTTATTATACTCCTAAATTGAAGGAGTTAAAAATGTTACAAGCAAAACGTATTGCTTCACAGAAAGATTTTATTAGGATGAAACCTTATGGAATTCTTTTGTTTGGTGGATCGTCTGTAGGAAAATCGTCGATAGCAAATGCTGTTACACGTTATATTTTAAAAGTTAATGGTTTTCGTGCATCATCTGATTCTGTAGTAGTTTTGAATGAAGCTGATAAATTTCAGTCTGAATTTCGAACACATCATACAGGAGTAATATTAGATGATTTGTGTAATAGTACTGTCGAGACCACAGAAGGTAATCCGTTATTAAAGGTTATTCAATTTATTAATAATTCTCCACAAGCAGCATTAAATCCAAATGCTGATTTAAAAGGAAATATTATGATTGAACCAAGAGTTGTGTTAGCTACTACAAATGTAAAAGATTTGAACGCTTCACATTACTCTAATGAACCTTTATCAGTTGCCCGTCGTTTTGATATTACTATCACACAAACAGTGAGGAAAGAATATCAATTACCAGATTCTACTATGCTTGATTCTGCTAAAGTCGAAAAAGATTTTGCAGGAATTGCATATCCAGATTTTGCGCAATTTACGTTGGAAAGACCTATTTTGCATTCTGGCAATATTCGCCAAGGAAATAATAAAATGCAACGCGTCACTTATGTACCTATAGTTTTTAAGGGCAAGGAAATGCGCGAAGTAAGTTTGTGTGATCTCTTAGAATTTTTGAAGGAAAATACTGCAAAGCATTTTAAAGAACAACGTGGTTTTGTTAAGACTCAACGTAGTAATATTGATATTCAATTGGATGATGAAGGTTTTCCACTTGGTATTAATAAAACTAACGAAGTACTTGATTCAGAATTTGGTATTTTAGATAATGTATTTCAGAATTATTATGATTTGGAAACATTGATTTTTAAAAAACTAAGTGAATTGGTATTTGTCATTTTAAGTACTAAGATATGTCGGAATTGGATTATTAGTAAATATTGTGTTGATATCTGCGTTAAAGCAGTTTTTATATATACGATTTGTTTTATGTGTATTACACACCATCCATGGATATATATTGGACTTATATTAACCGTTCAAATTCAACAATGGTTACTTTATAAAGCATTGTGTTATGTAATAAAATACAAAATACAGCGCATGAAGAAACCTAGCGATTATTTGAAGGAAATGACTATGTTTGATAAAACTAGATTCATTTCTTTGCTTGGTGGTATTACTGCTTTGTCAATGATTGGTTCTATCATTAAATTAATTTATGATATGTTAACATCAGAGGCAGCAGAATATATGCGACCTGAAGTAGATGATACTGAGGACAAGAAGGAAAAATCAGCCACGGAATTCTGGGATGAACATTCGCGTTATAAGCGATTTACATTTAATCCAAGAATTTCGGGCACCGCTCGTTGTACTACGCCGGATCAATTAACTGGGATGGTAAGTAAAAGGATTATGATGATTCATATTAAATTGAAGAATGGTAAGACAAGTTTTTGTAATTGTTTACCAATTCGAGGCAATATGGCATTAATTCCTTCTCATGTAGTACCTGATTATAGCGCAGAGGCATTGATTACAAAACCGGGAGCTAATCCTAAAAATGTGAATATATCGATGCAATCTTGCTACAGGATACCTAACACTGATATATGTGTGTGGTATGTTCCTGAATTAGGTGATCAACGTGATTTAACCGCTTACCTTCCAGGGAAAATTGCACATGGTAAACAGATTGTTGGTGAAATGGTATATAATGATCAAGGTGAAATAAAAATTTACCGGAAATTATTAGGTACACGTACTACCAATAGGACTACATTAGGTGGATCATTTGAGTCACTTAGTTATTATTTTCCAGAAAAGACTTTTCAAGGTCTGTGTATGGCAACATTTGTTGGCCGCGATAATAAAGATATGCCGTTTATTGGTGGATTTCACTTAGGTGGAAAAAATTATACAGCAACAGCAGGATTTGTTACACGAGACCAAGTTTTAGATGCGATTGACAATATTGCAAAAAGACCTTCAGTTTTACCTTCGCATGCCGGACAATCTTTTAAGACATTGATTGGAGATATTGATGTTGGTCCATTACAAGAACCACACGAATTATGTGTCACTAGGAATTTAGAATGTGATGCACGGTGTAATGTTTATGGAGCACACAATAGACCCGGTGCTACACCAAAATCTGAAGTGGTAGTTTCTTCGATTTCAAAGAAAGTACACGAACATTTAGGTTTGGAGAGAATGCATGATAAACCCCATTTGATGAAAGATATATTGCATAAAGAAGTGGATATTGAAAATAAAACTCATACAGCACATAAATTTGATGCTACATTGATTGATAAGGCTGTTGTGGATTTTAATACGACTTTAACTTCTAGTTTGAAGAATAAATTGCACAATATAGGCAAATTGGATGATGATGTAGTTCTTGCAGGTTTAGACGGAGTAGTTGGCATTAACGCTATGAATTTTGCTACAGCTTGCGGATTTCCAATATCTGGACCTAAGACAAAACTTGTTAATAAGTCTGAGAGGAAAGTGGAAGGAATTTCATGTCCTAGAGATATTGATCCTAAAGTTTTGGAGGAGATTAAGAAACTCGAAGAAACTTTATTGGATGGGAACCGAATTAATACTGTTTTTAAAGCTTCGTTGAAGGACGAACCAACAAAAATTGGTAAAAAGAAAGTTCGTGTATTCGCAGGATGTAACATTTATTTTATTATGTTGGTTAGGAAATATTTCTTATCAATTTCAGCTTTAATGCAACAAAATAAGGAAATATTTGAGTGCGCTGTAGGATTGAATGTAGAATCACCTGAATGGACTAAAATGATGAAACATGTGTACAAGCATGGAGTAGATAGAGTAGTTGCAGGTGACTACAAATCTTTTGATGGACGAATGTCTCCAAGGTTTATGTTGGCGAGTTTCAAGATTTTGATTAATCTTGCTGAATTAAGTGGTAATTATGACGCTGATGATTTAACTATCATGCGTGGTATTGCTACTGAAATTTGTTCACCAACTTATGATTATTTTGGGACATTAGTACAATTTTATGGATCTAATCCTTCGGGACATCCTTTGACTGTTGTTACCAATTCATTAGTTAATAGTTTGTATATGCGTTACGTATATTACAAAATAGCACAAGAAGAAAAATGGTGGAAAGTACCATTATTTGCTGAAATTATTGCTTTATTAACATATGGAGATGATAATATTATGTCTGTTAAAAAAGGATATGATGCGTATAATCATACTAATATTGCACGTGTTTTAGCTGATAGTGATATTGTATATACTATGGCTGATAAAGAAGCTGAATCCGTTCCATTTATACATGGATCTGAAGCAGGTTTCTTAAAACACAATGCAGTATGGGATGATGAATTACAATTGTATCGAGCAGTTATTGAAGAGAGTTCGATTTCTAAGATGCTCCACGCACATGGAAAATCACAGATTTCAGAAGAAATTCATGCTGCTTGTACAATTAAAGATGCTCTTGATAAGTATGCGCATTTCGGACGTGAGAAATACACTGAGAGATGCGCACAACTTAAGCAAGTTGCAGAAGAATGTAATCTCACAGGACTCGTAGGATCGTTCCCTACTTATCAGGAACAACTTATGAAGTATTGTGAGAAATACGAATGGGATGAAAACCCATACCCTTCCTCGAAAGAGGAATAGGGTAAATTTTCACAATTTAATATCGCGTTGGATACATGCGATTAAAACCAAAGAACCCAAATGAGGTAGTTACGAACTTGCATTTAGTATCTTCCAAACTAAATGTGTGTTGCGAAAACTTGTTTGTCTTGAACCTCCCTCGAGAGGTACCATTATTTAGTGGAGTAGTTTGAAACTACGATCAAGAGAAGCTCTGATTCAGGTGTATTGATGCATACACTCGTTTTAAAATGTAATAAGCATTACTTGTATTACACAATATCCAAGTGCATTGGATTTAACTATGCACGATGGGGAGTTCCAGGCCCCTTATACACTGGAAACGGCGTTGGTGCGTATTCACCAACTAGAAAATGATGTCGCACGTAAGTATGGACATAATAGGAAATTAAAACGCAAGATAAAAGAATTGCAATCACAAATTGATAAATTATGTGATGTTGTTTTGCCATCTCAGTCTGCAACTATGGACGTTAATATGGCTGATGATACTGCGAAAGCAGAAATTACAACATTTGCTGATGAATCTGCTGGCTGGAGTACTACGGTACCTACTGCCCCAGATGCTACATTTAATTTAGCGAATAATAATGATAGTGATTTAGGTAACTTTTTGTGTCGTCCAATTAATGTGGCAACATATCAATGGGCTATCAATACTCCTTTATTTGAGACATTGAACCCATGGACAGCTTATTTAACTAATCCTTTTATTCGGGATAAGATAGCTAATTTTGAACTTTTGCGCATGAATTTGCATATGAAAGTATTAATTAGTGGAACACCATTTCATTATGGCAGAGCTTTAGTATCATACAATCCTTTAAGTGGATATGATCAAGTTACAATAGAACGTGGTCTTGGTGCTGCTTTAGATGCCGATTTGGTTGGAGCTTCTCAGAAGCCCCATATTTTTCTTAATCCGACTTTAAATGCTGGTGGAGTTTTAGAAATTCCTTATTTTTATAAAGAGAATTATATACCATTAACAAAAGCGGGTATAACAGATGATTTAGGAGAAGTTGTATTTCGATCTTTTGGGAATTTGCGGCATACTGATGTAGGTAATCCAGTAACTGTTAATGTTTATTTATGGGCAACCGATGTTACATTAACAATGCCAACTTCTCAAGGACTTGCTCCTTTACCGGCTCAATCTGGAATGTTGAATTCAGGTGATGAATATGGTCAAGGAATTATTTCCAAACCAGCTTCTGCTGTTGCAAAAGCGGCAGGGATGTTAAAAAGTATACCACTTATAAGACCTTACGCACGTGCTACTGAAATAGTAGCTAATGGTGTGGGCGATGTGGCGCGCTTGTTTGGTTATAGTAGACCTGCAGTGATTACAGATCCTGGAATCATGAAACCAGTACCTTTGGGTAATGTTTCCAATGTTGATGCTGCGGATCCTGTATACAAATTAACATTAGATTCCAAGAATGAAGTTACTATTGACCCTAGGGTTACAGGACTTGAGGGTAAGGATGAAATGGGTGTATTAGATTATGTTAAGAGAGAGTCTTATTTGACTACTTTTAATTGGACTAGTGATGCTGAACCCGGCGATATGTTATTTAATTGTCGTGTAGCTCCAGATCTTTTTAGGTCTGTCAATTATACAACACCGACACTTAGAAAGGAGTTACATATGATTCCTGCGTGTCATATGGCACAATTATTTAAATATTGGCAAGGTTCTATTAAATTTAGATTTCAAATTGTTAAATCTGCTTATCATAAAGGACGTATGTTGGTTAGATATGATCCTCGTAGCTTGGGTGCTACAGTGGATTATAATACTAATTATTCTCGTGTTATTGATATAGCTGATGCAGAAGATTTTGAAATTACTGTTGGTTGGGGACAACACGAACCTTGGTTGGAATGTGAAGAACTCGATTCATCAAATAATTTTTCACCTACTGTTAGATTAAATGAACTTTTTATGCGAGCAGCTAATGGAGTTATTGAATTAGATGTTATTAATGAACTGGTTTCTCCTAGTGCTAGTTCTGATATTTCTATTAATGTTTATGTATCCATGTGTGATGATGCTAGATTTGCTCAGCCAGATGGTGAGAAAATTAAGGATCTCACATATTTTAGACATCCACAGGAGGAATTGAATTTACAGGATGAATTGATTCCACAGCAGGAATTTGATTCACAAAGTGGATTAGTAGAACAAGATGGAATTGATGAACCATTAGCCGCCACTCAATTAGAAACAATTGCTAGTGAATCTGTTCCAGAGGATCAAACAATGAATGTGTTTTTTGGCGAAAATGTAACAAGTATTAGAGAATTAGTTAAACGTTATGTTATGACAAGATATTGGGTTAACGATTTTGCTTCTACACTCGGTACTAATATTGTTAGTTTATCTAATAAAACATTTCCTTATCAACGAGGATATGATAGCGAAGGCATAGACACAAAACAATTTGGTTCCTATAATGTTAGTAATATGAACCCTATTAATTATTTTCAAGCTTGTTATGCAGGATATCGTGGTTCAATACGTCATAAGTATTTGTACCACACTTGTGGTGGCATGAATAACCCTGTTGTAGAAAGGGAAAATTATTCACCTGATACAGCTGGGATATGGTCAGTTGTTAATCTTACTTTAGGAGAACTTGATACACCAACTTTAACTGAGAATTTTTCTAATACAACTTGGCAAGGTGCAGCGTCTTCAGGACTTATGGTTAATAATGGTATCGAAGTTGAATTTCCATTTTACAATAAGAGTAGGATAGGTTATTCACGGTTGATTAAATCACAAGATTTGGATTGTCCTTCTACAACTACATATTTGTCTACAAGGTTAGATAATGCGCCACAGAAAGATAATACAAATAGAGTGAGTTTCCAACAATGGACTGCCGCTGGTGAAGATTTTTCATTTTATTTCTTCACAGGAGTACCGATTATGTATCAGTATTCTAATTAAAAAATGTATACAAAGACGGAGACGTCTATAAAAATCTACCGATTTCCTATCGGTTTGGATAGGAGAAATCACCTGGGTGACTCAGGTGTGCGACGGACATTTATGTTAGCGTCGTCGGGCTTAGCCCTCTTTATAGTTTTGATTGAACTTGAAAAGGGCTTTGCTCTATCAAGATGTAGGTCACAACTTTAAGAGTCAGTTGAGTCTGGAATGAAGTTATCGTCACATTGTGTGTTTTACCTTATGGTTTTCACACATTGCGGGGATAGTTTAACGAACAAAAGTAAAACTTTGTTCCAGGTCATCTCTGCA